TACTATAAACCTCCTCCTATCATGATAGGTTCATGGTTAAGAAAAGTGATTCCTTTTTCATTAGACAGACTTTGAACGCAGACAATACAAACACCTATCAACAAATTCCCCTTGATTTGGGTGCTTATGTTGACGCCTTGGGCAAATCCGTATTAAGGATCCACAACATAGCCGTTACATTCTCTGACCCAAATGGTAAAGCTCTAGAAACCGCTGCAACCTCAGCCGCAGCAGCCCAATTTCAATTAGTGACACAAAGCCAAACAGATATCGTCTTTAGTAGTAATAGAGCAGTTATTTCATCTGGTAAACTATACGGCTGGAACGCTGATGGCGTAGCCTCATATCCTCAAGTTAGCCATGATACCGACGTCCTACCTCAAATGTGGACTAACGGATACCTAGTTGCAGTTGACGCCATCTATCTTGGCGGTCAAGCCTCTGGTAACTGGACAACTGATGTCTACATGAGCATAACTCTTGAATGCACCGTTGAGACAATGTCTGAAGCATCCGCTATGGCTCTAGCACTATCTCAGCAAGGCGCATGAGGTGGTTAGTATAGCCAGAGATATGATGCTCACTGTTGAGGAGTATATGGCTCTTAGACGGTTGATAGATTCAGAGCGAGAGAGTGAAGGTGCTGAACTAGCTGTAACACAGCTGGATTCTAAACCAAAAAAACGGAGTACTGCATACCAGCGTAAATACAAGAAAGCGTTTAAAGAGACTGCAAAACGGTATAAATTAAAGTCCGGTAAGTGGAAGAAAGGCGGATTTAAAGCAGCAGTTAAAGCAGCACATAAGGCGGTGAAGAAATGAAGCGCACTGGAAGAAGATTGACACTATCTAATGACATTAATAGTGCAACTCCTGCAAACGATACTATTACCTCAAACGATTATAGATTAACTACTATATTCAACGATGACCGTGAAAACTTTGCTTGGAAAATAGTAGATATTAAACAACTAGGGCCGGCAGTAGTTGCAGGTGCTAATCGACCGGTAAATTGGGCGTTAATGTCTGTACGTCCTGAGTCATTTAATGATCCTGCAGAGTTCGGCGTATGGTCTGCAAACCGCCAGCCTTTCGATAACTCGTTGATTGGTACGTACAATATAGAGTGGGGTTCTGGAAACCCTTATTCATTAAGAGTTGACCATGTCGCAACTAATCACCTTAGTTTATTTTATCCAGTAAACAAAATTCCATATTACAACATAACGTTAGAAGAATATGAGATAAGTTCTAGAGAGGAAATCATGTTTAAAATAAAAGAGACATCCCAATCTCTGAATCAAATAGGTGAGTGAAATGAGTCAGATTGAACATTTGCTAGAAGAAATCCTTAAACTATTGAAAAGGATGGAAAAAAAGTGGAAGCAATAGCACCAATAGACAAAGAACAGAACGAAAGAATCGTTTGGTGTGAAAGATTACTCTATCTTATTGTTCTTCTACAGTTTCCTCAACTGGCGTCGCTTGTGTGATTCCTTCAGTATACAAACTCTTCAAAGTTCTTCTATGGTCTATGCGTTCAAGTGAGTCATACAAATGATACACAATAACATCTAGATCTATATTGTCCAATGTTCCTAAGTCTTCTAATCTTGATTCGATTGCTGTTTGAATCCATTGACTCCTGGATCCGTTGTAAGAAAGTTTAGATTCTATTTGACTAACTAGGGATAATGGTAGATTAACCGAGATATTCTCCTTTCTAAGTGCCTGTGCTTTGCGTGGGCGGCCTATTTTCTTCATATTAACCGCCATCCTAATGCTTCAGCACCGACGCCGCACATAGCACAAACCCGAATTAAGCCAAATTTGTCACCAGTATCGATAAAATAAGATTCTTCACCTTTGAAAGTAGTACATTGGCAAATATCGCAACTAAAATCTGATGATGCAATCATTTAATCCACCCCAAATTATCTTTTTTTGCATAGTGATCTATTGCATCTAGTAAATTATCTATTCTAACTCGCAACCTTTTGGCGGCTAATCTAGAATAATACCCGTATAAATGGGCATTTTGAGGTATTTTACCCCTAAATTGTATTAATTTGTCCGCTATTTTGTCAAAGTCTGATGCTTCCATAAATAGTCCTACGGCGGTTTTAGTTATATAATTACTTGATTAGAAAAAGTATTTGCCTAGTTTTGCCGCTAGGTGTTGCGTTTTCCAGTGGAAATGCCTAGCGCAGAGCATAGGCGTATAGCGACGATTACTAGAGTAGTACTATAAACCTCCTCCTATCATGATAGGTTCATGGTTAAGAAAAGTGATTCCTTTTTCATTAGACAGACTTTGAACGCAGACAATACAAACACCTATCAACAAATTCCCCTTGATTTGGGTG